TTGCCGATATATGACTCGTATTGCTCTTCAGTAATCTGAGTATATGGCTGTTGTGGATACGTGTGATTTCCCATTGGTAGGAATGAAACTGCCTTTAATTGTCCCTCGTACATATGCAGCGCTGGAACAACATGTTTTGACTCTGTTTCCTTGTCAAATGAAAGTGTTACAGAAACACCATTATCAGACCAGTACTTCTGAGCAGTAGCAGCAAGTGCAATCTTCTCAAATAGAGTAACATCCTTTTCAGATCTTGGATGACCTGACTTGATTGGGAAGTATACAACTGATGTGTTTGCTGATACTACGTCATCTTCAATTGTGTACCCCGCTGCTTTAAACAGATGCATCATTGGATCTGTGTTTCCAAATCGAACTGCACGAAGGAAGAAGTTTCCTCCAGGTCCCCAGTGAACTCCAGGAGTTGCACCAGAAAGAATTGAAACTGATCCTGATGGCTTAACCGTTGTTACACGAATTGACTCACGAACACATAGCCACTCAGAGTACTGGTGATCATAGTGACGAATCTTGTTGTAGCCTTCATCCATCCATTCACGAACAATTGGCAAACCCTTTTGATCTGCAAATGATGCAATACCAGTAAGTGATGTACCAATACGACGATTACGTTGCATAATGCCGTTTGTTTGTGGCCAGTGTGTTGGAACAAGAGTTACGGTCTTTCCATAAAGGTATGCAAACTTTAGGGTACGCAGGAAGTCTTCCTTAGATTCATGACGATTTAAGTGCACTTCTACAAGTGTACATAGTTCGTATGATTCCAATGGCTGCTCCGCACATGGGTTAAATCCCATCACACGATAATCCTTACCGTCTGGCGCATCCTTTAGTCGTCCATAATTACGAGCAACATCAAGCCAGATAAAACCTGGTTCTCCGTTTTCTGTAATTAAATCTACATAGTCTTCGTACTTTGTTCCCACTTCTGCTGAAATAGAATTATTAGACATCCAAGCCCAACCTGGATTCTCTGGATCAAATGAGTTACGCTCTGGGAACATCTCTGAATTCTTTAGATTCATAAATGTTTCATCTCCTGCTGTACCCAAAGCAAGTGTTGCTGATCTACGAACATTGCCTGATACCACACAGGTACCAATAAGGTTTACAAGGTCTACGATAGCACGAGAGTCTAGTGTTTCTCCGCCTCTGGAGCCGATTACACGGTCTATCTGGTCGTGCAACTTGATAAGAGGTGCAGGTCCTGAAGCAACGCCTCCAAAGCCCTTAATAGGGGCTCCAAGAGGTCTGATCAAATCATAGTTAAACTTCTGAATACTCTGGTTTGCTCTGAGATATGAGTTGATAAGTAGTCTGACTGACTCTACCCAACCTTCACGAGTGTCTGGAATTTCGAACACCTGTTCTGGTTCTGTTGGGGTATAGATTGAGAAATTCTTATCCTGTCCCACTGTATCAAACCCTACACCAATACCAAGCATTAATGCATCCATAACCCAAGCAAACAGGGCTCCTGGATCGTTCTTGTCAAGGTCTTTTGTTGAAACCATTGCACAGTTTTGTAGTGCTGCTGAGTTCTTCTTCTCCATAGTCATAGGAGTTCCAAATGCCCACATACCACGACCTGGCGGTGTCCACTTTAAGTTAAACATTCTATCAAATGCTTCTTGTGCTGACTTCTGAGCCTTGTAATCATTCCATGGAAGTCTGTTTTCCTTGGCATGATTCTTCTGAACTGAATACATGCCCTCGATTACACGACGACAAACTTCATGCCATCTTTCTTTAGTTCCATCTTCCTTCATACGAGAATATGTACGAATAAAGGTAATTTCTCCAAGTGAATTTTCTGCTGCATCTTTAAATCCAAATGGGCTTTCAGCACCTTTGTACTTTTCAATAAAGTCTTCTGGAAGTTTAAAACTAAAAAAATCTGACATAATATGTATCGTCCTTTCAAAAACGGAATAAGTGTTAATTATAGCAGAGTTTTGCAAAAAGTAAAACTCTCAATGTATTGTTAAGAGATTAAGGCTAATTAAAGTTCTTTTTTTCCCATGCCGTATGCCTGTATGCGTTTGGAAACAAAGGATCTCCTCGTTTCCATTGATCAAATAGATTTTTTCGATCATGATTTAGATCAACAACCATTTCCCAAGACTCTCTTTTAAATGGTATTACTTGTACTATTGGAGTACCTTGTTTTATTGTTCCCTCAAAATTTTTTTGTAAAAAGAATGAGTTAAAACCAGCAGTTAAAAAGTTATCAGTATCTACAACTGCTTCTATTGCCTTTATTGGAATATGTCCTTGATGCATAGGAGAGGTAAACAAAGTACTATAGCCTGGAGGAGTTTTAATCATCCACATTGGATTAATTCTAAATACATCTTCTAGATATATGCTAAAATCAACAGGGTAGTGAGATATATGTTCTGAAGAATGCCAATCAATAATTTTATGCTTAACTAAAGAAAACTGATTTGGTATAGTGCATTCTGTTTTACCATTTTTTGTATTAATGTATAAATCTACTGGCATTCTAAAAAAGTATCCCATTGACATTGAATCAAAAAATGGAATACATTTTTTTACTGTTAATTTTGAATTTCTATCTTCGTTGTCTTTGCTAAAAGACGAAGGTTGCTCTTTATACCATGAAGGTATTATCTTTGAGCAAGCAACTGGTTGTGGAAATAGATATTCAAAGTTTTTTACTGGCATAGGAAAAAACTTAATTAAATTTGCAGAAATTTTATACCTCGCATCCAACGATAACGTTTTATATCAATGAATCCAGTGTTGTGGAACCATGATTTTTTCGCCACTCTTAACAAGATGTGCTGTATGATGATAAGGTGGAGATGGTGGAAAGACGATTATGCTTCCTGCTTTTGGCTTTACTGCAAAAGTATAATTTTTGTTTTTTTCTGCTTCTGCAAAATCAGCCTCTGGACTTGCTTGACTTAGCACCCCATCTGGAGAAGCAATGGTAAATGATATTTCTCCGCCCTCGTAATCATCATTAAGATACATTACAAAAGAAACCTTTAATCTTTCGTCTCCTTCTTGTTGGTCAAAATGGGCGCCCATAAATGTTCCAGGCATGTACTTTTTAATAGGGTATTGTGGAAACAACTTTGGCTCTTCTTCAATGCCTTGAGCCTTAGCATAGTCTCTTGCAACATCATCAAATGCCTTTTGCAATGTTTTATATATGTAGTCATTTTCTACTGATTGAACAATTTGCTTGTCTGTTCCATAAACATAGTGCTGACCGCTGCAGGCCATCCATTCACCCCAAGGATCCTTATTATCGTTCTCAATTGCGTCAACAAGTTTTTTTGGGTCTTCAATTACGTTAGTGTAATAGTAAACCTTTTCTTCAAGTATTTCTATGTCCATTTTTTCTCCTAGTATTTATTATTTTCATAAAAGCCTATGACTTTTATAAATCCTACAGTAACATATCTAATAGGTCCTTCTCCTACATGTCTAACTCCGTGCTCAAACTCTTCATTACCTGGAAAAACCAAAAGTGTTCCTGGTTTTGGCCTCATGTCTGAATTTTCTTTGTTTTTAAAAAACAGGGTTCCATCCTTATAGTCATCATTTATATAAAGAATAGCAGCATACTTTATGGAAGGATCTGTATGCTGATCTGTATGGGATTTTAATTGAACGCCAGACTGCATTCGTTGCATTGTTCCAAATCCTGCAAGTTCTAGATTATTATCTGCCAGACTCAGTAGATCAGAAACCCTTTTATGTGCTGTCCTGCTAACTTTTTCAGTTCCAATGTCTAGATTTTTATCGTCCCATCCTTGCGTAATTTCATATTTACCCTCAGCAACCAAATTCTCTACATCACTTCTTCCAAATTTTTCTAAACAAAACCTAGAAAGACTTTCCCTATATGCTTTTGACCACTCTTCTTCAGGAGTTCTATTGATAATATCCCATACCGAATCCAACTCTTCTTTTGACAAAAAGTTTTCTACAGAAAGAACCTGCTCATGAAAAACTTCTGTCTTAAAGCCAGCGTCATCAAATTGTTTTTTTAAAAAAACTTCCATTTATAACTCCTCAGCCCTATACTTATTTCCATTAGCATCAAGTTTCCAGCCTTGCTTTAGCAGTTCTTGCCACTCTGCTCTTTCAACCTCTTGATGTGCTCTGGTCTGCTTCATTTCTTCAGCCCATGCGTCTCTGACCTCTTGCGGATATGCATCTTCTTCACGATCATCCCAAAATGAACCTATTGTATATCTAACTCCCTTGGTTATAACTGTTACCTCGTGCATATTATTAAACCCACCGTCAAAAGCAGCAAGCATTCCTACTTTTGGCTTAATGCTAATATCTTGATCAGGGAACTGTAAAAGTCCTCCCTCAAAATCATCATTCAAGTATAAAAATGCTGCATATCTACTTCTAGTAAAAGCCCCAGACTTTCCATGCTCATCTGTGTTATCTGAATGTTTTCTAGCATATGCTCCTGGCTCCCACTTTTGTGTATGATATCCAATTTGACAAATTACCTTTGGATCTAAATCATGTACGCTTGCAACAGCCTCTATTATTCCCTGCTTCATTTGTGAAAAAATATCAGAAGGCAAACCTTCAGAAATTACATGTTCATCATCATCTTGAGGAAGGACAGACGAATAAGATTCATAGAATGATATTGGCATCCATGTAATTGTTCCAACTTCAACATGCTTGTCTAAAACTTTTACAAGTTTTTCTGCAACTTCTGGAGATATAAAGTTTTCATAAACAACTATATCTTTTGTTATCCTTGATTTGTTTTCTAGGTTCATCTTACTCTAACTCCTTCTGGTATTTCAAACCTGTTTGGCAGCGTCTGCCAATATTCCTGATTTATGTTATCCTGCATATCATACCATTCTTTTTTCCCAAACTCGGCCTCTTTTTTAAACCATTCTTCGCTTCCCAGACTATACTTTCTCCAATACATTCTTGCAAAATATTTTTCATTTCCAGACGAAGGAAATACCCCATGTAGGTAAACACTGTCATTTTTTTTCAACACCTCTGGATGGCCCGAAGGAAATACCAGCCAGTCTCCAGCCTCTGGCTTATACTTTATCAACTCTCCTCCTACATAAAAATCAATCTCTCCCCCGTCATAATCATCATTAAAGTAAGCATTTGCAGTAATTGCAAACTTATATCCTGGACTTGGAATTGGCTCTCTAATGAAATCAGAATGATATGTCATTGACATTTTGTCTAATATATCTTTATGATAACTACATATTGATGGGCCATACATTTTCCATAAAGGAAATCTTTCTCCGTCCCTGTTTTCAACAATTTCTTTACTATCAAAATTAAAATCGTTACCATATCTAAGAATGTAATCTTGAGTTACTTTATCAAAGCCGCCTGCTAACTCTAAAAGAAAATATTTTTGATCCTCTTGATTCTTAGTTTCAGTCTTTATTTCTTTTAAATTTTCATAACTCCACTCTTTGCCAAAAGTGTTTCCTGCTGGATAGTTTATGTATTTACCAAATTGTGCCCACTGTGACCATTCTCCAAATATTCTGTCCGTATTATCATTTGAAGATTCTTTTAAAATTTGATACATTTTTTCTACATTTTCAAAAATGTTTTTATAAACTAAAATGTTTGGATATATTTCTATAAAATTCATTAGTTATTCCTAATTCCATTATCTGGATCCCAGGCCCTTATTGACTCGTCATTAGGAAAAATTCTATGATAATCTTTAGTAAAGTCTGGTTTTATTTCTCCAGTATGCTCAAGAATCTCCCAAAAAAATGGACAGGTATACCTAATACCATTTTTAATTTTTGTTACCCCATGCACATAGTTCATGTCCCCTGGGAAAAAATATGCAGATCCACGCTTTGGCTTAAACTGTATTCCTTGATTTGGAAAATACAATTCTCCACCTTCATAGTCATCGTTAATATAAAATAAACTTGCTATGTCATAGTTTGGGAAATCGTTTGGTTTTCCAGCATCTGGTCCAGAGTGTAACTCTTTATCTGCATGCGGTAATTGATACTGTCCTGGATTCCACTTTACAATTGTTTGTCCAGTTGGCCTAACTTTTACATTAAAAAATTCTTCAATAACTGGCTGTAGTTTGTTAAACAATCCTATAATTACTGGAACAATATTTGGATCATTTTGATTTAATGATGGAGCACTTGCTACTCGATCTTTCCAATAATCTGCATCATAAATAATTACTCCGTTTTCATTCTTATGGCTTTGTGTTATATCCCAAATTGTTATGCTTCTTGCTGCTTTATCTAAGAAATCGACCTCTTCCTGGGTCATAAAATTTTCTAGTTCAATGATGTTTTCTGGACCACTTCCAAAAAACCCAGAGGGTGTGCTGGAGGGCTTTCTTACTACTGTAACTGCATCTTGTGGATTCATGTTTGAATTATATCATAGGACTTTTATCCTACAATTTTCCCTCTACTTCTAATTTTTTCAAAAACCTTTCAACATTAAACCTCCAGTTATCTTTTCCAAATGATGTAGCAATTTTTAAGCAAAGGTCTTCGTAGTCTTTTTTGTCTAACTTATCCTTTATTTGATAAAGGGCATCCGTGGTATCAATGTAGTTTTGTCTTACAAAAGATGGATCTCCAGCATGATTTCTTTTTAATACTTTTGTTGTTACTTTTCCGCAGGGCTCATACAAAGAAACAGTTAGATAGTCTTTTGCAAAACCTGCATCCTGATACATTCTATAGCCATCTACAGCATCTTCTATATTTTGAAAAGATATAATAGATCTTACTGGGTCTTCTCCATCTCTTGCCACTGTAATCATATAGTGACCAATTTTCCTGTCTTTGGCATCCTGCAAATATTTATTTATTATGTCAGAGTGTGATGGATTTAATTCATTCATTTATTTAGTGCTCCTATTATCTTTTACATTTAGCCTAAGAGTTTTTACTTCATGAGACCCGAGCGAATTTCCGTTTTCATCTACGGCATCTCGATACCAATCAGTCCACCCACCAGTAGAATTAATTTTTTGTGCAGCCTCTCCATAAGAAATGTTGGCATTCATTCTTGACTTATCTTCATCTTTATATTCAAAAACCTCTATCGTGCTATTATTTAAATTTGTTAATGATATAGGAATAATTGTTGCCAACGGAGTGCCAGATTTTATAACTATATTTTGATTAGCCTTCTTTGCTTTAATTGCTAAAGGCAATGGATTGTCATAGAATGAAGTTGTAATTAAGTTTGACATAGTTTCAAAATCTTCATTAAAATAGTTAACTGGATTTATAGTAAAAATGCTAACATCAGAATCTGTTCTAAATATAAGTCCAGTATTTAAACTGATTGAAGACTGCCCTCTGCCTGCATAAGATCCTTGTGGACTAGAGATTATATTTATGTGTTTATCGGTTTGGTCATTTATTCCGTCCCAAATAAACTCAATATCTTCTTCACAAAAAATATTCCAGCCTATTACATTTGCCTGAGTAACAGGAAAACACCTATATGCATGCTTTTCTGATGTAACATCCATCCAATCTCTTTTTATTGACATTGGGGATATTGAAAATGGTGCCCCATGCATTTTTTCGACTGAAATATTAAACATTATTCGTTATCCCATTTTGGGTCATACATATCTGGTGTATGATACTTTTTACTGTAATCAAGCATTGTTACAATAGAATACTTTGTTCCAGAATGAACTGGCATTGCTTGATGTGGATACATAAAGTTAGAAGGAAATATATACAGATCTCCAGCCTTTGGCTTAATGTTTAGGCCCTGAAGTCTAAAGTATAACTCCCCACCATCATAATCATCATTTACATATGCAACCAAAGAAACCGTGCAATTATATGAGTATCCGTGATCGTGATGTTCTTTAAAGTGTTGTCCTGGACCATACTTAATAAAGTTAAAAGCCTCCCAATATTTAAGAGGCATTATATTATAGTCTCTACGATAATCTTCTACTGCTGCTGACTGGGCGTCATAAACATCTTGCCAAAGTGCTTGAAGTTTTAATGAATCCTCGCTCTTGTCTGCCTCTATATCTGTTTTCTTAAACTTAAAATCAACACAATCTCTATAATCTGGCATTAATTGCTGATATCCAACATATGCAGGCATCCAGTGATATCTTTTTCCTTCTGCAGACAATTCTCCATATCCAGCAACAGATCCTAGTATATTTTCAAGTCTATTAATAACATCAATTTCTTTTTTTATAACATTTCTATAGCATGTAATACCATTGCCAAGCACTTCTTTTTCTGTCCAAGTTTGCATCATTTCTCCTATTTGTATTCTCTTCTTGACCAAACACTTTTTATATATACCCCGCCATCTGGCTGGCGATAGGTTTTTGCATTATCCATTATTTTACCATAGATCTTGGAAGAATCGCTTATCTCTATTTCATGGTCCCAGTTATCTCTTTTAAAAGGAAGAATTTGCAGATACGGAGTCCCTGCTGGGATAGTTCCTTCCCATCCTTCTACAATAAAAAATGGAAAACTTCCAAGCAGGTGGACTTTGTCACTATCTACAATTCCAGTTGTATTTAGAAATGGTAAATCAAATCTATTCATTGGAGTCATAAACAAAGCACTATATCCTTCTGGTAACTCCAACCCCCAGTCAGCAGACCAGGCAAAATGGTTAGAATAATACCCCTTTGGATGCTCAAACTGTGGCATTGGTGGTCTTTGTGTACAAAAATCTTGACACTTTGGATCCTCTACTTTAACACTTATAATTCCTTGAGCATTTTTAAAAAATGTTAAATCACATGGAGTTCTAAAAACATATCCCGTTGCAAAAGCATCCATAATTGCTGGACATGCTTTCCATGTTGGAACCTTGCCAAAGTCGTCTGTTGTTCCTTCTTTTGGAAAGGGACAAACCTCTTTTGGCGCCTTATAATATTCACCATTAGGCATTTTAGCAAACCTGTCTGCATCCTTGTACCAATCTGGCATTTCTTTTTGTGTTGGGACTGGAACAGACTTGCTTTCTTTGTTTAGCCAAGGTCTGTAAGAAACAAATTTGGCAATAAGCGACACTACTTATGTCCTAGTTCATTAATGTCTGTCATAACGACAACGCAATATTTTGCTCCCGATTTCATTGGTAAAGATGCATGTTCGTATATGTAATTAGATGGACAAAGAAGAATATCTCCAACCTTTGGTGTATGTGTATATCCATCAAGTCTTGGGAACTTAATCTCTCCGCCTTCGTAGTCTTCATTTATGTATATTACCGCAGAAACCGTACAATTATACATTGGACCATGGTCTGCATGAATATTGAAGTGCTTTCCTTCACCCTCATACTTTACAAAATTAAATGCCTCATAATATATAACGTGAATTCCCCAATATTTTGCATAATCATCAACACATATTTTTAGTTTTTGATATATTTCTTCATGAAGGTCAAGAAGTTCAGCATTATGTTCATCTCTTGGCCCCAAGTTTTCTTGCTTATATTTAAAGTCTACACAGTCTCTTGCTTTTTTGATTGGCACATCTGAATTTGTAACCTTTGCGTCTGACCAGGTATATTTTCCATTACCGCCTAAGTTTGACTCAAGCATATTTATATATCTTTCCGAATCTTCTTTTGAAAATGTATTCCTGTATAAATTTATTCCTAGTGCTGGATTTTCAACTATAAAGCCATTGCTCATAGTTCTTGTTGGATATCTATTTAATGCTGTTTCTGATCTATCTTTTGTAAACCATGGATTTTGATTTTCATCATAAACTTCGTACATATTAGTACCACTTTCTTTTCAATAAGCCTAGATAAAAGTATACCACACCATTTCTGATGTGGTATATCTTTTATTTATTATTTTATATTATGTCGCTCTTGGACCGAACTTGTTTCCACCGAATGATGGGAAGAATGGGAAGAACGGTGGGAAGAATGGTGGGAAGAATGGGAAGAATGGGAAGAACGGTGGGAAGAATGGGAAGAATGGGAAGAATGGGAAGAACGGTGGGAA